CAGCTGTATCAGGAAATGAAGGAGGAACCCTCATCAGCGGAAGCCCTGTATTAGCGGCCTCAACTAATAGCATGTACAATGTACCTGCTATCTCTTGATGGCTAAAACGTCGGAGTAATCCATTGTAGATTTTATAAATCTCTGCAATGTACCTACTTCTAGTCAATTCTCGACTTTCACCCGGAAAGAAAAACGGACGAACGTCGACCCCATGGTAGTAATCTGCTCCACAGGATTCTCTGAAGTTATCATATACGTGTGTCTTCTCTAAATTTAGCGTAATGCCAAATTGAGGGAAGAGTAACCGCACGTAGGGATGTAACTTAGACGGATAAATCAAATCGTCTCCGTAGACTGAGAATACACCCTCAGTTACGTCAGCTAGGTTCCCGATAGCTCGTATTATACAATAGAACACGAGTGTCTCGATTGGAAATGTTGCGCCGTTTCCCATAGGGAGAACAGATGCAGTATATGCCATCTTTTCTTCCCCTTCACTATTTGTGAAGCTAATCTGATGTGTCAAGCACTTTTTTAGTGCAACATACCAGGGTCGTGGGAGCACGCGAGCCAATAGTTCTGATGTCAGACTATCAGATGCACGTGATAAGTCAGCTGTCGCATGTGTTCTTGTAATTGAAAACTTTTTTACGAGTTTTCGGTGAACATTCTGCAACCTGGATATATCCAGGCCTGCTAACTTCAGCTTCTCAGTCACAAGTCCTCCAATACCATGGCTGTAGTATAAGCCTAGTAGTGTTAGAGGTGTGATGGTTCTGAGAATTTTCCATGTTTTTGGAACGTTTTTGAGAGCTAGAGATTCGATCTCCAAGTGAGGATTTTCTGCCTGCCCGCTGTTTTGCGGTAGTAGTCGATCCAGAATTCTTCCAAGAATCTTGTCGTTATCGACATGATCTCGGAACCACTTGGTGACTGACTTAGAGCTGGTAAACGCCTTTACATTTGACAATTTATAGTCAATGTATGCATCGCTATAGGCGCAACCGATATTGCTCTTCGTTCCGAACTTTACAAACTCGATCATGTCTTCTTCGGAGTATTCTCCTAACACAGAGGACGCGATTTTCCGCGCTTCGCGCAAAACCCTAAAAGCCATTTCGGACTGATAAGGTGTCACAGCGATTGTAAGTTGAGCATCGAAATAGGACTGAAGAGTTCTATCTTTCAGCTCGACATCTGTGTAGACATCGTTTGCAAATCTGTACTTTTTTAACAAAGACTCCATTTGCGCATGCGCTTTATACAGGCATGGCGTAACATTGGAGTAACTAGGAACAATGAAGTCCCTAAACTTTGCACAACTGCTCAAAAGGCTAACTTCAGCATCTTTTAAGAAGTCTAGTCCGTATACAGATCGGAAATCCCTCAACAAAGCAAGATATGTTTTTCTTGCCAAGGTGTCAGTGCTATGCTTCGCAACTGTCGTTTTAACTTTCTTAGCCTTAGCAGGCTTGGGGTTTTGTGACATTGTGGAGTCTCCAGCAATGCTCATCGAAGATACAGCTGACATAGTATCGAGAGCTATTACATTTCTCGTTTACCTTGTTGTACTGGTCTTCGAACACATGCTTGATAAGTTTTTCTATTAAGCAAGGGAACCTGTCGATAAGAAGGAAGCCAAATCAGAATCAAACAGCAATTGTGCTGCTTGGTAAGTCTGATTCAAGGCTTCTGAAGCTGACAACTCAGGATGATCTTCAATTTCGATCCGCCTAAGATTGTAAGCCATCGTCCCATCCGCAAGAATTTGCGGAAAGGTGATTGTCAACCAGCGTTTACCTTTCGAGAAGGTAACACCGTTGAAGACAGGGTTCCGGGTCTTCAGAGTTACTGAAGGCCTAACCCGAAAGTCTACGACGCTAGATGCTGACAGATGTAGTCCATTGGACACACTGACTCCGTCAGGGGTGAAATTTAAATCGGTCCCGCCGGTAACGGCGATACTTGTAGCGTCTTTCTTTAATGTAACGTTTTGAGCGCCCATTAGTGATCCTTTATTCTTTAGAAAGAAGTTTTCTTCTTTCCGCCAAGCATAGCTTGGACAATTAACGATAAAGAGTCGATAGTCCTAAAAAGGTTTATCTTATCTTTACCGAGGAAGAGGGGTGTACTAGGTAGAGCCTGATCCTTCGTTCTCACATAATAGTTTCCTTTAAGTGAGCCTGGAGGAACCGAGAAGCTTCCGTCGATAAGAATATGATCCGTATAGACTTTTTGTAAGTCATTACAGACAATATTACCGGCGATTCTCGATCTATGGGAAACAGTGTTACCAAGAATACTTATTCCTGGTTTAACTCGGTAAGAACCGAGCCACGTGCCCACGGAAAATGCCCAATCCAAAACAAATGAAAGACGAGTAAGTTCCCAGAGTATCTCCGGGATATACTCGGGTGAAAGCCCGTAATATTGAGCTTTCGTCCTTTCATATTCCATTGTGTAGTACACACAACCGCGCGATCTAACAGTAGCTTTGACAACGCGTTGGAATCGACCTTTCACAACACCCAAGATGGTGGCCATGCCATCATCTTTAACTTCGAAATTGCTGTTTACAGCAGATTTCGCAGTTCTGATCCTAGTCGGATCAAAGTCGAGTGAATGCTTCTGGTTAACTTCTTCAATGATGTCCTGTACTAAAGAGATAAAAGGCCTTACGGCATATCTCATCTCTAGCCAGGCGCCAGTGGAATTTTTCACTAGCTGTTTGACATCATTATTGGAATACCTGCAACCTGCACGAGCGGTTGCACCTCGAGGCAATAGACCGAAAGCTTTTCTTAGCTGACGACCATATGTACCATTTGGCGCAATAAGCTTACGCAAGCCAGATAGGGGGTCTCTCAGCATCTCAAGGGTTTCGCGTAGCTCACCCAATTCGACACCGAGGGTTAATGCACTCTGTCCTACTTTAGACATTGCTTTTTGCAGTGCCTTTTGTCCCTGATGATAGTAGTCAGCATGACCACTAGTACCAGAGGCAATTGAAGAGCAGGTGGACCATAACGAGTTAGATGTATATAACCCGAAAGGTCCTTTGATATCGTAGAGGTACCCCCAACCACAGCCGGGGGCCATCTCGAACATCAATTTGAGTGAAGTATCCCCGCAGCGATTTATCGCTGCAGAACTATGATCATAGGCCGTAATTCTAAACTGGCCCGGTACAAAGAAGCCACCTTCATCAGGTGATTCCTTTTCCTCTGAGAACTCGTAGACAGTTGTCTTACTAGTTCCATAGTTTACACTTGACCCATCAGGACGGAAAAACTTCATGTCCATGGTGAGATAGTGTGGTACCGTTTC